CTGAATAATTGGTATTAATAATATTAATATCAGGACTATGCCAATCAAGGGTAAACATATACTTCCCATCAACATTTCTCTTATGTCGGTCAATGTATGTCATTGCCATACCCCGCATATGTTCAAAGATCGTAACGGTAATATGCGATGAGAAGCTGTTCCACATCACCAAGTCTTTTAAATCGACTTCTGGAGCGTCTGGGTGAGCGCAGAATGCATTTATAGGTGCTCTCCACCAAACCCCGCCATCTTCCATTAGAAAATGAAATACGGGCGCTCTGTCGGGGATTGAAGCCACCCCGAAGATTACGCACGGGAACTTTAAATTGTGACTATCAATTTGGTTTCTTAGAAAATTGCCACGCACATAACATTCAATGGGCGGAATTGAGGCATTTAGCTCTGGCATATGATTATTATATCATGTGGGCCGAGTGGGAATTGAACCCACGACCAGCACCTTATAAGAGTGCTGCTCTTACCACTGAGCTACCGGCCCTCTTTGCTCCCAGAGTAGGGCTTGAACCTACGACCAACGGATTAACAGTCCGACGCTCTGCCAACTGAGCTATCTGGGAATGGAGCCCGATGCAGGACTTGAACCTGCGACCACCTCATTACAAGTGAGGTGCTCTACCACTGAGCTAATCGGGCATTGTGCTCTCACTGGGACTTGAACCCAGAAGTCCTAAGACGAGAGATTTTAAGTCTCCTGCGTTTGCCATTTCGCCATGAGAGCTTATTTTTTAAATTAGGAATTTACTCCAACTTCTTTTCTTCATAATATTTAAATCAAGATCATTGGATTGCATTCCGTACTTCTTGCCAACACCATTAAATCCAGCAGAGAACTGCCAGATGTCCCAATCATACCAACCACCAAACGGTGCCGGTGTTTCAAAGCTCAAAGCGTATTCATCCCAATATTGCGGGTCAAGAGGAACTGGGCAGGCTCTGTATCCCCTATCAGAATATTTAACATACTTTGCTACCCAGAGAGGATATTTTCTAAATTTTCTTGTTTTGACCCGGCTATCCCAAAACCATTGACCAGTATAAATAACAGGCTCTTTGCCAAGCTCCTGAGTGATTGCGCTTGTAATAATATTTACACTTCGTCTTACATATCTTGGATGCAAGTCACCATGGTGTTCAACATCTACCTGCGGAACCAATGTAGCACCACATTCCCTATGTGCTTTAAGTATCATTTCAACTTGTTTTTCTGAATCAAGTTCTGGCTTTACATAAACATAAAAGCCAAATGGAATTTTATTGCGTGTTGCTCTTTTTGCATTAACCTCAAACAAATTGTCTTTTGTTGTGCCAACATTAGATCTAATGTATGCAAAGTCAATTTTTGCATCAGCAACTTTCTTCCATGCAATATTTCCTTGATAGTGTGAAATATCAATTCCTGTTAACCAGTTCATTTTTTTCTCCTTTTTATATTTTTTGTTTTATTCTTTTTTGAATTGGGAATTTTAGGCAGTGGCATATTTGGTGATATAATTTCTGAGAGGCGATCAATGACTCTCTCTATTTGATACTCAATTGAATTAATTGTAGATTGAACAATTTTTCTACCATGTATGTCATCTTCAAAGGGTTCCATTACTTGAGCTGCTGACTCTGTAATTGGCGACATGTAGCAGTGTAGTAATTCATGAACTATTGTATTTCTTAAAGTTTCCGGTTTTTCTTTTTTGTAATCTTTGTTTAAAGATATAGTTGCCAAATGCTGACCATAAACAATTTCACACTCTCCGAGTGAATCGTTTGGACAAGGCTTGTTATTTAAATCAATTCTCCACTCAGATAAATTCATCTTTCTTCTTACAATCTGAACATAGGAGTTAATCCAAGGTTCAATATGTTCTGTTTGCACTTTAGGTCGTTTCATTCAAAAATTTTCCTCCCTCCGTCAATAAGTTTAAAATTGTGTTCTCTATCATAAACTAAATATTCATACATGCTAATATCAAAAAAGTTTTTAACTTCTTCAAGTACAAGCGAAGTGTTAAGTTCTGAACAAGTATAAAGATCAAATTGAACAAGGTACGGCTCGCTCTCATCCCAAACATGAAATGCAATATGTGATGTTTCAATCATCACAGCAGCTGTCATTCCACGATTCCCTTCAGCATCAACATATGCAGAAAATGGACCGCGAACAATTTTCATTCCAATTTTTTCAACAAAAGAATTTAGCCAATAGTAAACAACTTCTTGGTCTTTTGGGGGATTTTTGCAATGTCCTCTAATAAGAATATGTTTGTGCAACGGTGTTTTCATTTTTTCTCCAAATCAAGCATGAAAGTATTATTTAACCACATTAATGCAATAATAGAATAGCCTACAATATCAAGAAATGTATCATATAGGCTTTCACCAAGAACAGCATTTTCTAGATTTTCTTTAGACAAGATATTTTCTGCTCTTGCAATTTTGTCATGTATTCTAATAACTAATCCTGTAATGCCAAACATTGCAATGTTATGATGTCCATAATCTTTTTGTTTACGAATGACTGTTAAAACAACATCAACCTTATTAATTTTTAAATCTGGGTACATCCTAGATGCTGCATTGATTGCATTTACAGCCATTGCAGACCACAAAAAAATATGCTCTGTTTTTCTAGAGTAGGTATCTTCTTTTCCAATATTTTCTGTACTAGATTTAATTTTTTGCAAATAGATATCACTCTTAATATAATAATTAATAATCTCTCTAAGGTTTTCTATTTCTGATACATCTGCATTAAGGAATTGCTTTAGTGTAAAATTTTTATAAGTAGAATGTTTTTCCCAGATATCCGATGCGGCTTGAAATGCAGCCTGCTCCCATGTCATATTGCTATTATCAGAATACGAAGTCTTTAATATCGTCATAACTTAAGAACAGGCTGCATCCAAAATGATTAAGCCTTTTGCCTCTCCTCTTCTGGGTTAAGAACTTCAAACTTGCCTCTCTGCACTTTCTTAAAGAATTGACGATTGGCATTGTAGAAGTTGTAAAATGTCGGCAAAGAAATATTAACATTCTTTGCAACTTCAGCTGGAGTAATTACCTTACCAACATTTGTTTTAAGAAAACCAACAATTACATCTTGCTTTGATCTTGTTCGTGTTGTCACTGATTGCTCACCTCCCTTCTCTGGGAAGTCAAATTTTGTCCAAATACTTTTAGCAAGTTCTTTTGGCAAAGAATAATACTTAATTGTTTTTGCAAGATTCCAGCCTTTGTAGTATCCATAAAATACACTTGCAGCAACTCTTTCAATACCATTTTCAATTTTGCCAAGTTTTAGCATTGCTTCATCATATAGCTTTTCAACTTCATGAAATGGCAATTTCCATTGGCTATTTTCTTCTTGGTTTTGGTCTTCTGCGACCTCGGTTTTTTCGTTCATGCGACAATCGTAGCACATGTTTTAAAATAAAAATGGGTTATTAGAAAGTTATTTTAAAAATAAGTAATGGCGGCCAACCCCATACGCCTAGAATAACTATACAGAATATTCTAAACCTAGAACGACCGCCAAAAACTTATTTTCTTTTAGACTTTGTTTTAACCTTTGTTGTTACATGATCTAATGAAAGATGTTGATCAAGTTTATAATCAACATTGTCAACTTTTGATTCAACATGATGTACATCTTTGTGAAGATCAATTAATTTTTCCATGACTTTGCCATGATCTTGTTTATTTTCTTCTCTGCTTTTTTGAACTAAAACTGCAATGATGCCTCCGATTGCTGTAATCACAGCAACTAAAATAGCTTCCATATCAGTTACCGATCAAGAAATCAGCAATTAGTTCAACATCGACATCAAACTGACCATATACATCTTGGTGAGCTTTAAGCGTTGCAACAAGATCATTCTTTCTAACTGTCTCGACAGGAGAATCATCTTTTGGCTCTACTGCTGTCGGAGCTGCCGAGGCAGGCTCGCCGGTGGAACCAGAATCAGAACCGCCAACTGCCTGAGTTGTCTCTGTAAGCATAAAGGTAACATCCTTAACTGCCTTAGAGAGAGAATCAACTTGCTCTTGGTGATAGGCAGCAGCCTTAAGAGCTTCTTTCAAAAGAAACTTGTGCTGCTCAACCATTTTCTCCGCATTGTCAACGGGAATGCTAATAAATTTCATTACTCCTCCTTCGGAATTATCTTCCATTTCTTCATCTTCTTCATCGTCATCCATTTCTGGAGTGACAACACCATCAGGTATTATAGCAAATCTACACTTGCCTTCTGGCTCAACTGTCTGTTTTATAATTTTACAGACACCTGCCCCTTCATATAATACACAATTTTCACATTTTACGCCAATTTCAGCATCATCGTTTTCTTCAGCTGATTCGTACCCAGCCCAAATACCGGTTCCATCTTCATCAAATTTGCCATATTGATCGGCAATAAACTCAAGCATGTCTGCAAGAAGTGCTTCTTGGATTTCCAAGTCTTCAGCAATTTTTTCAATTAAAGACTTAGATACAGTCCTGTATCCACCACCGCGACGCTTGTATTCACGAACCAGCCAAGCGTTTGCATATGCTGATGGATATACATCAAATTTTCTTTTTGCCTCTGCTTTAACTCGAGCATATAGATCTGGGTTTGTAGGAACATTGGTAGTAGCTTTTTTAATTGTTGAAACATTAATCGGCTTCTTGCCATCTCTTGTTTGTGTTGATTCAGCACGACGCTTTCTTTGAATTGCAGAACGAATTTGCTCCGGTGTCATCCGCGCAGCCCTTGAAGCTGGAACACATTTAGGATATTTGCCCTTGCCAGCGTCTGCCCTGCCGCATGGTTCAAATCCACCACCAGGTTTTGGTCTTGAAAGATCGACCCATTCTTCATCAAACCATTCTGTTAGGCTTTTATAAATGTCATCAACAATCTTTTTCTTTTTCTTTTTTGATCGCGAGTATCCCTGCTGTGGATTTTTAATTCCAGATCCCATGTTTGAAGTAGTTACTTCGCCTTCTTTTTCTATATAGCCAGCCATACGAGCAGCAACACCTTGTGCCTGAGCTTTTTTACGAGCTTCTTTCATTGAAGTTTCATTTCCCGGCGTGTAAAGATAGCATTTTCCGCTATCTCCCCATTTAAAACCGGGCTTTCCGCTATCTGAACAGCTCTGAATAGGCATATGTTATAAGTGTATCATTGATTATTGATAATAGCTAACAAGATTTTCCTTTTCCCAGCGCTGAACAGGTATTTCTACCCTATGAAAAGCATGAAAAGCGTCTTCTGATGAGTAAACTATGCGAGCATACGCTTTTCTAGCCCCTTCACTATAGACTGGACACGATCCATTGGGGCAAAAGTACAGTGCTTTATATTGAAATTTGTCTTCATACCAGTGAATTGCATTAACAACAGTCAAAATCTTATTGCAGTAGGGGCAAGATCTATCTGGATAAGGAAAATCTTTAATTTTTCCACCTAAAATACTCATTCATCATCCTCATCATCAATTTCAATCTCATCTAAGTCTTCAACAACTTCAAAGAGTTCATTAAATTCTTCATTTGTATAATTAAATTTATCTTTTCCATTCTTATCAAATATAGTTGATCTGAGAAGATGAGTAATAATTTCATCGATTTTGTTTTTGGCAATCTCAATACCATCCATCAAAGCGTTTAATTCATCAATTGATATTCCATATTCCTCAGTTGGGGACATAATTACAAATGATGGAGCAAATCCATTTTCAAATGGAACTGCTTTAATTACAAGCTGAAGAGACTCTATTTCTTCAAACTCCATGTCATTGTCAAAGTTAACTATTCTCATAATTTTTTATTTGTTTTAAAAAAAGAAACAAACCAAACTAATGTTACAACTAACATTGCAGAGCTAAAAAAATCTAGATAATAATCAAATGCTAACTGGAAAGAGTATTTTACCAAAAAAGCAGATGCTGCTATCCAAATCAAAGCTATTAAAAATTTTTGCATGGTTACCTCCAGCTGAGAGCATAGCAGAAAAAATTAGAATTTTACACACGGAAGCAAAAAATCTGATATGCTTACGCATGCCCGCATGCGAGCAGACTGTAATACTTATATACTTATATAACTAGTATACTTATACATAACTAGCATGCTTAGCATACTAAGAAAAAATTTAAATTTTTCTATGAAAATAAAAAAAATGGTGCTAATGTGTAAGTATGCAAATCGTAGCAGTTGTGGAATCCGATGATTACGGCCCGGCTGTAATTCTTGATCCAGAACATATTAACATTATGAGATTTGATGATTTTTTTCTTGCCGCAGCCAGATGTGTTTTTACAAACCAACCAATTAGTTGTGAAATTTCAGCTGGAACCGCGAGCGCTTTGATGCGAAAAGGAGTTCGGTGTTTCCAGATTTCTTCAATTGATGAAGATTACAGCACAAAGAAAGAAAAATAATCTATGCAAAAAATTAGTTGGTTTAGTCTAAATCGTGAAGATGCTTCGGGTGAAACTTGGTTTAGCCCTGGGTATATTAATGCTGCTGTATCAACAATTAAAGCATTACAAAACCGCAAATGTGCAGTCTTTTATAACAGAAATGATATAGATTATCATGTAAACTTCTGCCCAGCTACATATTATCAATATGGTTCTAAATATAATATTGGATATACTCCTTGGGAGTCAACTAAAATTCCAACGCATTGGGTTGATAATATGCGCCGCTGCGATGAGATTTGGACAACATCAAACTTTGTTAAAAAAGTTTATGAATCACATAATGTAAATGCAAATATTCATGTTATTCCACACGGGATATCTGAAGATTTTAGAATTATTGAAAGAGAACTTACATCAACATTTAATTTTATTCATGTAGGTGGTGATTCAAAAAGAAAAAATTCCCAGATGGCTGTTGATGCTTTTCTAGAACTTTATGAAGGGAATAATGATTATAGATTAATCCTTAAATACAATAAATTTTGTATGGCGGAAGCCTACATTAATGGAAGATTGCTTCCAGCCTCAATGCATCCACAAGTTGTTGCAATCCCCGATTCGCTTAGTGTTGATGATTTAGTGTCTCTTTATCACAAAGCGCATTGCATGATTTATCCTACAATGGGTGAAGGTTTTGGAATGATTCCTTTTGAAGCAATTGCAACAGGTCTTCCAACTATTGTGACAAATCTTACTGGGTGTGCTGACTTTGCAGAATATGCAATCCCTCTTGATGCAGAGTATTCAAAAGCAACATGGAATGATCATTATTTCTCAACAGATACTGGTGAGTGGGCAAGTCCAGATTTCGATCAACTTCTTGATTTGATGGAAGATGTTGTGAATGAATATGATGATGTGAAAAAATCTTTTGTGAGATCGGCAAAAATTCTTCACTCCGAGTGGTCTTGGGATGCTACGGCTGCTAAGATTCTTGAGCGCTTGGATTTCTACGAAAAATCTTTTGCGTAGTCCTTAGTAACATTCTTTGACTCTGGATATTTCATCTAATACAATTGTTTTCCTTATACTTTAGGAGGTACTATGTCTTTATTGAGCAATGATTTTATTAATGGTTATAATTCAAAAACTCCACCTTGGGGATTTGGCGGTCTTGGAGAAATTGTTTATTTAAGAACCTACAGCAGAAAAATTGAATCCCTTGACCGAAACGAAACTTGGGTTGAAACCATTAAAAGAATTATTGATGGCGCTGTTGAAATCGGCGTACCATTTTCTCAAGAAGAAGCTGAAAATCTTTTTGATCATATGTATAATTTGCGTTGCACAATTTCAGGCCGTGCTCTATGGCAACTTGGTACACCCCTTGTTTCAAAATTTTCTGGTACTTCACTCAATAACTGTTTCTTTACCAATATTGAAAAGATTGAAGACTTTGAACTTCTTTTTGATTATTTGATGTTGGGTGGAGGAGTTGGTTTCTCTGTCGAAAGATCAAAGATACATGATTTGCCAAAAGTTAAAGAAGTTAAGTTTGTTAAAGCCGAAAGAAGTCATGATTCTGATTTTATTGTTCCTGATTCTAGACAAGGCTGGAGAGAACTGCTACACAAAGTTCTTGAATCATATTTTATTACAGGTAAAAGCTTTACATATTCAACTGTCTTAATCCGTGAATTTGGTGCTCCACTTAAGACATTTGGTGGAACCGCATCTGGTCCTGGCGCGCTCGTTGATGGAATTGCAGATATTTGCAAGGTATTGGATAATAGAATTGGCAAGAAGTTGCGATCTGTTGATGTGCTTGATATTTGCAACATTATTGGAAGAATTGTTGTGTCTGGCTCATCTCGCCGCTCAGCGCAAATTGCAATCGGAGACCCAGATGATGTTCTTTTCTTGAGGGCAAAAAATTGGTCATCTGGTTCAATCCCTGCTTGGAGAGCCAACAGTAATAATTCTATCTATGCAGATTCTTATGATGAAATTGTTGCAGAGCTTTGGAAGGGTTACGATGGCTCGGGTGAACCATATGGTCTCGTCAATAGAAAACTTGCAAGAAGTGTTGGTAGACTTGGCGAGCATGCACAAGATAATTCAATTGAGGGATTTAATCCATGTGCAGAAATTGCTCTTGCCGATGGTGAGTCTTGTAATCTCTCCACAATCTTTTTGCCAAATGTTGAATCGCTTGAGCAGTTTAAAGAGATTTCAATTCTTCTTTATAAAATTCAAAAACAAGTTACAAGACTTTCTTATCCATACGACAAGACAAGTAAGATTGTTCAAAAGAATGCAAGGCTTGGTCAATCAATTACTGGTATTTTGCAATGCAAAGAAGAAAAAATTAATTGGCTGTCTGATGTTTATGAAAATCTTAAAAAGTTTGACAAGCAGTACAGCAAAGAACACGGCTGGAATCCGTCTGTTAGGCTTACAACTGTTCAGCCATCTGGAACGCTATCACTATTGCCGGGTGTAACGCCTGGAATACATCCAGCATTTGCAAAACACTATATTCGTCGGGTTCGTTTTGGTTCTGCTGATCCACTAGTTGAAGCATGTCGTAAGCGAGGATATAAGGTTGTTTGGGATGTTGGTCTTGATGGTAGGGAAGATCACACTAGATATGTTGTTGAATTTCCATGCAAGTCCCCAGAAGGCTCGATACTTGCAAGTGAAATGACAGCAATACAGCAGCTTGAATGGGTTAAGAGAATGCAAACAGTTTGGGCAGATAACGCCGTTTCTGTAACTGTTTATTATCGCAAAGAAGAGCTATCAGAAATTAAAAAATGGCTGCAAGAGAATTATGATAATTCTGTAAAGTCAGTTTCTTTTTTGCTTCATGTTGATCACAACTTCCCGCTTCCTCCATACGAAGAAATTACTGAAGAAGAATATAATAAGATTCTTTCTAAGGTTGATTTTTCTGTCCCTCTACAGGATGGGGTTAATCAAGGCGAAATTGAGCTTGATAATTGTGCAACTGGTGCTTGCCCAATAAAATGAGACACTATTATGTTCAGTTTTAATTTAAATTGGGAAAAGATGTACCGCCATTCATCATTTTTGTTCTTTTTATAACAAAAATGGTGTACAATATGTTAGATGGCAAGCGATATCGTCAAAAATAAAAAACTTTGGGTCCCCCCAAGGACATATGGTGTATGTATCTGGGTAATGCCAGACGGTAAACCGCTGTCAGACGGTGATGGAGTGCTATCCGCAGAAGGTTTTGTTGGGGATAAAAACATTGAAAAGCGGGTTGCTGAAGCCGCCAAGTACTTTACTAACAGTGAAGAGGGCGAAGTTGCTTGGGTTCACGGAGCAAGAAAGATTTCAGCAAGTGAAAGAGATGATCAGGTTGAAAGACTCAATAATGGTCTTAATCCAGATCCGTTTGAAGATATGTTTGATAATTTGAGGTAATATGACTAAAAAAATGACATATGTAGAAGATGATGCTACTTCTCAAGAAATTGATGATATTCAGTATTTAGCCCTAGAATCTAAAACTGTCATTGATGATCCTTTTACAAAAATTTCTTATTCTGCACTTTCTCCAAAAATGAAAAGAAAAGCAGCAAAGCTTGCAAAAAAATTTGAAGGCGAAGATGGAACATCCACTAAATACATTGATCCAGAAACTCTTGATGGTTATTCATTATACGATATTGTTAATCCCCCATATGATTTAGATACGCTTGCTGGTCTATTTGACTCTAGTTCAATTCATAATGCATCTGTCATGGCTAGAGTTATGAATACTGTTGGAGTTGGTTTTGAATTTGAAGAAACAACAAAAGCAAAAAGAAAAATTGAAAAGGCAATGGGTGATCCTGAAAAAGTTGCTCGGGTCAGAAAGATGTTGCAGGATGAAAAAGAAAGGCTTAATGAAATATTTGAAGATATAAATGTTGAAGAAACATTTATTGAAACAATGATTAAAGTGTGGCAAGATGTTCTTACTATTGGAAATGGGTTCTTGGAAATTGGCAGAAATAATTCTGGCGAGATAGGATATATCGGTCATATTCCAGGAACACTAGTTCGCGTAAGGAGAAAAAGAGATGGCTTTGTCCAAATTGCAAGAAGCAATAAGATTTCAGCCGTCTTCTTCAGAAACTATGGAGATAAAGAAACCGAAGATCCAATCAATAATGATCCAAGACCTAATGAAATTATTCATTTTAAGATTTACTCTCCTAAAAATACCTATTATGGTATTCCTTCTTCAGTGTCTGCTGCTGCTGCAATTGTTGGCGATAAGTTTGCAAAAGAGTACAATATTGATTATTTTGAGAATAAAGCAATTCCTAGGTATGCCGTAATTGTTAAAGGTGCAAAGCTTAGTAATCAATCAAAACAAGAATTAATTAATTATTTTAGAAAAGAAGTCAAAGGAAGAAATCACGGCACTCTTGTCATTCCTATACCGGCATCTATTGGTGCTGATAGCGATATTCGATTTGAGAAGCTTGAAGCTGGCGTTCAAGATGCATCATTTGATAAATACCGTAAAGCAAATAGAGATGAAATTTTAGTAGCCAATAGAGTGCCAGCACCAAAGGTGGGTGTCTATGATAATGCCAACCTTGCTGTTTCTAGAGACTCCGATAAGACATTTAAAATGCAGGTCGTTGGTCCAGATCAGTCTGTTATTGAAAAAAGAATTAATCGGGTTCTTGCTGAGTTTACCGACTTGTTTACTTTAAGATTTAAAAAGATTGATTTGATTGATGAAGATATTCAGTCTAGAATTAATGATAGATATTTGAGAACAGAAGTTATTGCTCCGAATGAAGTCCGATCATCGCTTGGCTTGCCTGAAAGGACTGATGGAGACGATGTTCTTCCGTTCCCAACAAAAATTAAAAAAGAATCTGGTGCGGGAGCCCCAGTTGGGAATTCAAACAATCAAAGCTCTCAGCCAAGAAATGCAAGGTCAGACACCCCAGAGGGTGCATCTGACCCAAGAGAATCTGGTGATCAAGCAGAGCGGGGTCAAAACCAAGATAATTCAGGAGGACAATAATGGGTTACGAAATGGGAATTGTCTATTCTTCAACGGCAGTGGCAAGCACTGACGGTGAGATTAGTACAAATCATCACACATCATGCATTCACTTTTTAAACACACACAGCAGCACAAATGCTGTTGTTAAATTAAATGGTGGACCACACAAGGTGCTTGTTCCAGCAGGAAAGAACTATGTTGAGGTTGAAGGCGACTATACTAAATTTCAAGTCGAAACAGCAAATGTGACCTTGGCAGTTTTTGCCATAGGATAATTTGCTATATAATGAAATCCTTAATAAACTGTTAATAATCCTATGACTGACTTTAACTTGACCTTCCCCATTGATATGGTGAAAAAAGAACAAAGAATTGTCAGCGGAATTGCTACCGCCGACAACATTGATAAAGTGGGAGATGTAGTTGATTTTGATGCGTCTGTTACGGCTTTCAAAAATTGGCAGGGCAACATTCGAGAAATGCATGCTCCAGTTGCTGTCGGTAAAGCAATTTCTTACAAGCCAATTAAATTAAAGACTCCGGATGGTCAAGAATATAATGCAATGCAAGTTGAAGCATATATTTCTAAGGGTGCAGAAAATACATGGCAAAAAGTTTTAGATGGAACACTTCGTGCTTTTTCTATTGGTGGAAAAATTATTAAAAAAGAACTAATGCAAGATAAAACTTTTAATGGTCGTCAAGTTTCTTTAATTAAAGAATATGAGCTTGGTGAACTTAGTCTTGTTGATAATCCTGCAAATCCAATTGCTATTATTGATATTATTAAATTTGCCGGTGAAGATACCAGCACTTTAGATTATATGCTTAAATGTTGTGATGGAGATGACGCTTGTGTATGCGTAAATGTTGAAAAGAAGCAACCAATCAAAGATCCAAAAGGTGGGTTGACTGCTGCTGGTAGAAGACATTTTAAACAAAAAGAAGGAGCCAATCTTAAACCGGGAGTTAAGGGCGCTGCTGACACTCCTGAAAAGATGAGAAGAAAAGGCTCATTCTTAACACGATTCTTTACTAACCCTTCTGGTCCTATGAAAAAGCCAAATGGTGAGCCGACAAGACTCGCTCTTTCAGCCGCCGCTTGGGGAGAGCCAGTTCCGCAAAATCGCTCAGATGCTGCAAGGCTTGCTGCTAAGGGTAGAAGGTTGTTAGAAAGATATGCACGGCTCAAAGAAAAGAAGAAGTTCGTTTCTTTTGAAAACGATGAAGCTTTGCAAAAGTACATTGATAGTTTAGTTGAAGAAGATTTTGGCAAAGAAGCTGAAAATATATTGCTAAATGATGTACAATATGATAAGGTGGTTGAACCTATGGATAATTTAAATATTGATAATGATAAAATGTCATTTATTAAAAAGTTTGTCACTTGGCTAAGTTCGGAACCAAGTGACGGTGAACTTGAAAAGTTCACAAATGCTGAAGTCTCACAATCTGAGGCCGCAGTTGAAGCTGAACAAATGGAGGAACAAGAAATGGATATTGAAGTTCTAAAAGAAGCTCTTGGTTCCGTCATTGATCAGAAGCTAAACGACTTTGCCACTTCGCTTAAGGCTGAAGTTGAAGCAGATGTCGCTGCCAAGATTGATGAGGTTTCTAAGAATTTTGAAGAGCAAAAGTCTGAGCTGACTCAGAAGTTAGAAACAACTGAGAAGGCTTTAGAAGAGCAGACAGCCAAAGTTGAGCAACTCGCCAGCGCAGGCGCTGTTAAAAAGAGTGTTGACCCCGAAGATGATGAGGATGAGGTAGTTGAAAAGGCTGCCCCCAAGTCAATGTGGAACAACATTTATCTCCCACAGTCTCTAATTGAGTCTTTGGGTTACAAGTCGTAATTAAGGAGGAACAACTATTATGGCAACACAAGAAGAGATTCTTGCTAAGGCTGACGAAGTTACCACGAGTGTCGTCGGCAATGCAAGCGGTGGTCTGCTCAAGCCTGAGCAGTCAAATCGTTTTATTGATTTCGTGGTGGATCAGTCCAACCTGATGAGGAATGCTCGTGTCGTTCGCATGCGCACACCTCAGATGGAAATTGACAAACTGTCCATTGGTACTCGTTTGCTTGCAAAGGCAACTGAGGCAACAAATGACGGTGCAAATGCTCCGGTTACATTCTCGAAGGTCTCGCTCTCAAGCGTGAAGCTTCGTCTTGACTGGGAGTTGAGCACAGAGTCGCTTGAGGACAACATTGAGGGTGCTTCGCTGGAAGACCACATCGCACAGGTGATGGCTCGCCAGACAGCAAACGATATGGATGACCTCTTGATCAATGGCAATACATCTTCGGCAAACGGTCTTCTCAAGGCTCTTGACGGTTTCGTTAAGTTGGCTCTTGCTAATGGCACAGTCGTTGATGAAGGCGGAAATAACGTGTCCCGTGCAACATACGATCGCGTTCTCCGCAACATGCCGACCAAGTACCTGCAGAAGCGCAATGAACTGCGTTTCTTCTCTGGTCCCGGTCTGGTTCAGGACACATCGTTCAGCCTACAGAACCCCAACTCGGCAACTGTAGCAACTGCTGGTGCTCCTGCCCCTGGCTCGACCTTTGGTGAGCAGGCATTCATGAATGGTGCTATTCGTGCAAACGGTGGCCCTGGTGCAACTGGTCTTGCTCCGTATGGTATTCCGCTGGTGGAAATCCCGCTGATGCCAGAAACAGTGACCGGTGATTACTCGGGTGCTGCTGGTAGCCATGGCTATGTTGAACTGACATTCCCCAATAACAGAATTATTGGTATCCACAGAGATATTACTGTGTACCGTCAGTTCCAGCCCAAGACAGACACGATTGAGTACACACAATTTGTCAGACTTGCAAGCAACATTGAGAACGGTGGTTCTTATGTCATTGCAAAGAACGTCAAGTTGCGTTCGCTCTAATAATTAGTCTGTAATTGTTGTTGCGGCGGGGTGGGTAATTCCGCCCCGCCAAAACAATATAAAGGGAAGGTTTATGACGGATAATGTAATTAAAAGTGAAAATGTAGCTCCAAAAAAAGCTAAGCAACCAAAAGTAAAAAAACCGATTGCTAAGCCGATTGTTGATAGCGACAAAGTAGTTATTTATTTTGAAAGCGGTTATGCTTACTCACTTGCTAATGGTTTTACATTTACACAGGAAAACAGAATGCTTGAACTTCCGGCAGAGGAGGCGCAAATACTATTATCTTTAGATAATTTTAGATTGCCTAATGACGAAGAAAAGCAAATGTATTATAATAGTTTGGAGGCATAATTAATGGCTGGCAATCTTTCTGATTATCTTGAGAATAAACTGATTGACCACTTTTTGGGTACGACGACATTTACAAAGCCTTCGGCTGTCTATGTTGCTTTGTTTACAGTTGCACCTGATGATGCTGGTGGTGGAACAGAAGTGACAGGTGGATCATACGCTCGTCAAACGGCAACATTTACTGCCGCTGCTAGCGGTGCAACTTCTAATGATTCAAATATTGATTTTACAAATATGCCTGCTGCAACAACTGTTGCAATTGGCATTTATGATGCTTTAACAAGTGGTAATTTGCTGTTGTGGGGAACTCTCACTGCAAACAAAACAACAGATGCTGGAGACACACTGAGAATCGCAACTGGCGATCTTGATATCAGCATTGATTAAGGAGAGCTTATGTTGAGAAGAGAGTTTAGTGGTGGTGTGCTTAGAACAACACTTTCTGCCAACATTAATAATTCTGACACTTCTATTACCGTTGTTGATGGTTCTACTTTTCCTTCTGGAAACAATCCTTTTGTAATTGTTGTTGATAGAGGAAATTTATCAGAAGAAAAGATTTTAATTTCTTCACGGAGCGCAAATACTTTTACTGTTGCATCTCGTGGATATGATGGCTCTTCTGCTTCTGAACACAATACAAGTGCTTTTGTTGATCATGTTCTTGATGCAACAGTTATTCAAGATATGAATGAAACAACTTATGATAACGAAGTTTTAGTTTGGATGGGGGTATAAATGGCTAATCTAGTTCCAAAAAATCTATATACCGGCAATGAGTCAGCGACCAATGCCTACACAGTTGCAAATGTAGTTGGTAATTATACGATTGTCAAAAATATTAATCTTTGCAACACAACGGCTTCAAATGCAGTTTGCAGCATTCATTTACTTGAAGGAGCAGCAACAGCTGCGGCAAACAACAAGATTGTTAGCAATGTTAATGTCCTTGCAAACAATGTTGTCTATTACAATACTTCTATAGTCATGCCTGCTAATAGTAAACTGTATATTGATCAGGTTACGGCAAATGCCATAACATTTACAATTAGCGGTGTTGAATATGCCTGATCTTAATAGATCTTTACTTTCTGAAGGAGAAAATGCAGATACCCTTGGTGGGTTAACTGATGTTACGATCAACACTGCTTTATCTTATCAAGGCTTGATGTATGACGGAACAAATTGGGTTAATAGCAATATTCCAAATACTTTTCTTGTAAGAAATAATACTGGTTCAACTCTACTAAAGGGAACTCTAGTTTCCGCTTCTGGTGCAGAACCCAGCGGAAGGATAGATGTTCAACCTCACGAAACAACAGGAACGCAGGATTCCGAACTTCGTGTAATGGGAATTGTTACAGCAAACATTGCCAGTGGTGTTAATGGTGAAGTGATGAGTTTTGGAACACTCACCGATGTTGATACAAGAGGCGATGTTGCAAGCGCACTTGCAGTAGGAGACGAAACTTGGGCTGCCGGTGACATTCTTTATGCCCACCCAACTGTTGCTGGAAAATTAACTAATGTAAGACCAACCCACGATTTGGCTGTTGCATTCATCACAGTGCGACACGGATCGTCTGGGCAAATTGCAATAAGGATTGTTCCAGGAAATAACCATCTTGAATGGATGCACGATGTCCTACTGGCATCGCCAACATCTGGAGACTTCCTCAAATATAACGGAACGGTTTGGATTAACGATACAATTGACCTTGGTACTGACACTACTGGTAATTATATTGCTACAATTGCTGGAACAACAAACGAAATAAGTGTAACTGGATCAGGCAGTGAAAGCGCTACTGTCACTATTGGACTGCCTGCCAATGTTACTATTGCAAATAATCTTACAGTGACAGGTGATTTAACTGTTAATGGAAATACAACAACTCTTAACACCGCAAATCTTAATGTTGAAGACAACTTTGTTCTTCTTAACTCTGGGGTTACAGGATCTCCAGCATTAAATGCGGGAATTGAAGTTGAAAGAGGTGACTCTACAAATGTTGCTATTCGCTGGAATGAATCAACAGACAAATGGGAATTTACTGTCGATGGTACAAACTACACAGAGCTTGGTGCTGGCGGTGCAAGTGTTTCTTCAACAGCACCAGTTTCGCCAACAACTGGATCTCTATGGTTTGACTCAGATGATGGTAAGACATATGTTTATTATGATTCATTCTGGGTTGAGATTGGTGGTAATCCGCTCGGCGTTACCATCAGCGATACAGCCCCATCTAGCCCGATAGCAGGTCAGGTTTGGTTTAATTCTAATAATGCTGCCACATATGTTTATTATGATTCTTCATGGATTGAAATTGGTGCAACTGGAATGTCTGCAATCGTTAGCGAGACTGCACCATCAAGCCCAATTGCTGGTCAAATCTGGTTCAACTCCAGTGATGCTGGTACATATGTTTATTACGATTCAGTTTGGGTTGAAGTCGGGGCATCCCCATTTAATACTTTAATCAGCACAATTGACGCAAAAGGCGATCTCTTAGTTGGTACAGCCGATAATGCAATTTCTAAACTCACAGCTGGAACGAACGGCTATGTTCTTGCAGCAAACTCTGCAACAGCTACTGGGTTAGAATGGACACAGGTTTCAAGTAACCCAATGACATCTAATGCCGCAGCCATATTTATTATGGACATTGGAGCATAAATTAGGGTATAATATAGGTTATTAAGGAGATAAAATATGGCAGTAGGAGACAGAACAGAAGTCAGGCTTGGCGGTCCAACGCAGCTAAATACAAATACAACAACTGTTTGCACAGTTGCATCCAGCCGGGTTGAAGTTCTAAAACAGATCGTTATTACAAATACAGATACCGTCGATAGAACGGTTTCATTGGCTATTGGAAATGCGGCAGTTGCTGCAAATAGATTAATGTCTCAATTGCCGATCGGTGCAAACGATATCATGGTATTTGATACAGCATTAGTCCTTACAGCAGGCGAAACATTAGAAGGTCTAGCCGATGCGAACAGCGTGGTCAATGTAACAGTCGTCGGTTGGGAAAAAGAAGTTTAATTTTATATGGGTCTTTCTAAGGCTTACGGAGAGAAGTCCTTAACTGGATATTCATATGGTGCTGGTACTGGTGGAGATACAACCTCCACAGGTGTAAGCATCGGCGGAACGCTTTATAACATCCATACGTTTACCAACACAGGTACTTTTACCGTTACTCGCCCAGGCAAGTTTGATGTTGTCTTGGTTGCTGGAGGTGGCGCTGGCTCTCGTTCTGTTGAATACGGAGGTGGTGGAGGTGGCGGTGGCGGTGTTATTACTTCTACGGTGTATCTTGATGCAAACCAAACCGTAACTATTGGTGCTGGTGGAGGCACAAATGTTTGGGCTAGTCGTCTTGGTGCTTCGGGAAATGGCACAACTCTTGGCACCATTCTTTCTGCGGCTGGTGGTGGTGCTGGTGGTGGTCAAGATAATGGTCTCGCTTCCGATGGTGGTAATGGTGGTGGAAACTCTTACGGTGTCACTATTAGCAGCAAGTCTGTGTCTGGTTTGGGTTTTGGTGGTGGTGCTGTAAGTGGTACCTCATCTGGAACTCAACGAAGTGGTGGCGGAGGCGGAGGTGCTGGTGCCGCTGGTTCCAACGGAAGTGGAACTATCGGTGGCGCTGGCGGTAATGGTTTAGATATTTCTGCATGGCTTGGTCAGTCCGCTGGCACGACTCTTCGTGGTGGCGGTGGTGGCGGAGGCGCAAATACCGATAGTGCAACACAAAACACTGCTGCCACTGGAGGAACGGGCGGTGGCGGCAATGGCGGAACAACTAGTGCAAATGCGATTGCTGGAACCGCAAATACGGGTGGTGGTGGAGGCGGTGGAAGTTCAACCGCCAATGCTGGCGCTGGTGGTAGCGGAGTTGCTTACATCCGTTACGCAACCAATCAAGGCTTTACAACCAATACAGGAAACACAAAGAATGGTTATGGAACCGCAACAGGTGGATCATCTACTTTAGATCGTACAGTTAATAGTATTTCCTACAGAATACTTGAGTTTACAGGAACAAGCACCTTGACGGTTACTCAGGCTGGTTTGTTTGATGTTCTGGTTTGTGCGGGTGGTGGTGGCGGCGGCGGCGGGAACGGAACAGACTTTCACGGCGGCGGTGGCGGTGCTGGCGGCGCACAGACCAGCACTCTTTATTTAGACGCAAACGCAACTGTCACTATCGGTGCTGGCGGCTCAGGCGGCAACATAAATCTAGGTACTAAACCGACAGACGGTAATGCTTCTAGTATTGGTGGCGCAGTCTTGACGACAGGTGTGGCGGCGGC